CCTGCTCACACCAACTTCTTTGAAAATCGTGCTACCGATTACGCCAAGGGCGCTCTATCTGGTACATGGGAAAGTGTTTGGGGAGCTGCATAATGGAAGAACAGGAATGCTTTTCATGTGATGCCGTGTTTTTGGTGGAGCATGAATTGGATGAAGAATACTACAAAACTAAATACTGTCCGTTTTGTGGAACCAAGATAGCCGAAGAAGACCTCGAGTTTGATGACTGGGACGAGGACGAATAAATAGTTCACACTCGGAGTGAACTAATGGTTATTAAAAAGAAGAAGCCGTTGCCAAAGAAAGTGCATAGAGTTTATTGCACCTACTTTGACGACGGCAAATACTATATTGGTTATTCATGTAAGACTGATAAACTATTTGAAAAATATTTTGGTAGTTCTACATATGTTACTAACTATGAAGGCGAAATGCGTAAAGAAGTTGTTGCAGAATATGCCGGCAAATCTCACGCAAAAGCAGTCGAGCATATTCTACAATGGGAGTATCGATTTGATGATCGGTGTATCAATGACATGTGGAATGTTAGATTACGACTATCGCACTTGAAAGAATTAAAGTTACCTGACTGGAGACCTGGATGTTTTTCGCAGCCCTCTTGATGCTGGTAGCACTAGCGATTACTAGTGTAGCTGGTTATTTTTCTATATTAGGCTTGATGGCCATCTTTCCTGCTTCACCTATTGCAATCGCTGCTATGGGTATTGTCCTAGAACTAGCTAAACTTGTGACAGCAAGTTGGGTGTATCGCAACTGGAAGATTGCCAATAGGCTATTGAAGACATACTTTACAATAGCAGTGGTAGTCTTGTCGTTCATCACCAGCATGGGTGTATTCGGCTATCTAAGTAAAGCGCATATTGAACACACCACTGTTGGTGGTTCAGCACAATTGCAAATTGCACAATTAGAAAGTCAGAAGACTTCGGCTGAAAGGAGACTAAAGAATGCACAAACATCTCTGGATACTTTGGACCGACTCACTACTAGCGAAAATATCCTCGATGCTAATTTCATTAGAAATAGACAAAAGAGAGAACGCGCGGCCCTTAATAAGGAAATTGAGGCTGCGGCTACAAACATTCAGACTATTGAGACTAATCTCATACCGCTCAAAACAGAGAACCTCATACTCGAAGCGGAAGTAGGGCCAATCAAATACGTAGCGGAACTGTTCTACGGGAGTGGTGATAATGCCACCATCGACAAGGCCGTCCGTATGATGATTATCATTCTTATCTTTGTTTTCGACCCGCTGGCAATTCTTTTGATAATTGCAGCAAATATGACATTTTTAGGGTTGACAAAACGAGAAGAATCGGATATAGTGAATATTGTCTCAGTTGAAGTGGATGAACCGAAAGCTCCAACCGAGACGCCAAAAGCTAAGAAAATACGTAAGCAGAAACCAAAAGCCCTCATACCAGAAGTTCCAGACTTCTTTCAGTTTGAGAAGCATGGTTCTACTCATGATGTTCCTATGCCAGACCCTCCTCGCAAAAATGCAAGAGGTCAAATTGTAGTCGATGAAAAAAATATTAGGAGAATGTGAAATGATGACCGACGTTGAAGCAATGCGCGAAGACCTTACAAACAATCTTCGTGCTAAGGTAGGCACAGTTACTTTTACGAAGCAGAATGGTGATGAGCGGGTAATGCGTTGCACCCTACAAGAATCGGTATTACCAAAGCAAACCGATCTCGAAGAATCAATTCAGAAAAAGGGTCCTACTGATTCGCTGGCCGTATGGGACCTCGATAAGAATGCATGGCGTTCTTTTCGCTATGATACTGTAATTTCAGTAAAATTTGAGGGTTGACAAATACCTTGATATATCGTATAATGAGATATATTGACAAGGAGTGATTATGTATAAACTTAAGGTACCTGTTGCTGAGTCGAAGTTTGTTGGCATCGAACCCGTGTGGGTTGATGGTTATGAACCTGTAAACTATCAAAGCGAGTTCGGCAATGCTCTTAACTGGTATAACTATATCGTAGATGCCAAAGACTGTCGCGCTTTTCTTACTGATTGGTTCAAAGCCGATAAAGAGAAGCTAAAGGCTGTCAGTCAGGTACCGGATAAGTTTCTACCTCGAACCTATGCCAACACGGCTCGAATTGCCATGCGTGGTTTCCCAGTAAGCGAGGTTCACCAGAACCGCATCTGGGAAAAGATTCAGGAAGTAGCAAACAAGCGCATCAAGTCAGATGACGATGATGAGCCTGTTGCCGCTCCTGTGATCAAGGTAGTCAAGCCCGTTAAACTGGCTTCTACCTACATCTTGTCTCTTGTAAATGATGAAATCGAAAATCTTATCACTGGCGAAGACAATAAGAACATGGCTCAAATTTTAATGCCATATAAGATGAATGATAAGCAGTATGCGGCTTGTGCTGATAAGCTCCAGCCTCTTCTGGCAGAATATTCAGAAGTTCTGGAACTTCGTCGGACAGATAGAAAGACTTTGACCGAAGAACAGATTGAGTTCATGGATTCTTTCCCGTTCCCTGGTATCACACTCATCAAGAAGATTGTCCAGCTTATCGAAGGTTATGTCAATGACCTCAAGAAGGCTTATGTTAGTAAGCAAGTTGCCAAGGTTCGCAGTAAGAAGCCCAAAGATAAAACTAAACTGGTACGGGCTATCAAGTTCTTGGTAGAAGACCCTAAGTTCGGCAAGAGCGTTGACCCCATCAACCTTCTTAACTGTAGCGAAGTCTGGGCGTTCGATACAAAGACCCGGAAGATTTCCAAGTATTATAGTCCAGTCGGTGGCGGCATCACTGTAAAGGGTGCATCTCTCGTGGGTTATGATGAGGCCATGTCCAGTTGCAAATTGCTTCGAAAGCCAGAAGAACAGATTCCTGCATTTTCTGCGACCGCTAAAAAAGACTTGACAAAATGGTATTCTTCTGTTAAAAGTAAGAATGCGAATGTGCGCCCTCGACTCACGGCAACAACTTTAATTTTGAAAGTCTTTTAATGTCAGACAATGATAACATTACATATCTTCGACCTCGTGCGGCACCGCCCACAAAAGAAGATTTGGAATCCTACAATTACTTTCTTGAAGGTGCTACCGAATATGCTGCATATCAAGACGCTGAGGCTTTTGCCCATGCTTGTATGAATGGCATTTTAAGAGCCGTAGACAAGAAGTTAGGTAAGTTGAATGACAACTTTAACGGCGATTGTGCCGTTATTGCTGTTATGATTCAAGGCATGTATATGCGTCAAGCTGGCGTCCACTGTCCAGAAATAAATCTTCTGGATGACATTCGCGAAATCTTAACTAAAAGCAAGGGTGAAAGCGAATGATTGTAGTAGATTTTAACCAAGTTGCAATTAGCAACATGATGGCAGAACTTGGTGGTCGCCGTGATGTAGAGGTCAATCTGCCTCTGATTCGTCACATGATTATCAATTCAATCCGTTCTTATAAGCGTAAGTTCGGACCAGAGTTTGGCGAGATTGTTATTGCATGTGATAATCGCCACTACTGGCGCCGTCAGTTCTTCCCTAACTACAAGGCTAATCGTAAGAAGAACCGCGCAGATAGTGGCTTTGATTGGAATTCTATCTTCGAAGCCTTGCATCAGGTTCGTGCTGAATTGTCAGAACACTTTCCGTATCCTGTCATCGATGTTGACGGTGCAGAAGCAGATGATGTAATAGGTGTTTTGGCTGAATATAGTCAGACTTCGAACACTGATGGTCTTCTGCCTAGTGCAGAGCCGTTTCTCGTGCTTTCGGGCGACCATGACTTCAATCAGTTACAGAAGTGGTCGAACGTCAAGCAGTATGCTCCTGTTCAAAAAAAGTTTGTTAAGATAACAGAGTCTCCTAGTGCTGTTCTTATGGAACACATTATCATGGGTGATAAGGGTGATGGTGTTCCCAACATTCTATCAGATGATGATACGTTTGTCACTGGTTCACGCCAGCGTCCCATGAAGAAAGATAAGGTTGCAGAGTGGAAGCACCAGAAGCCAGAAGACTTCATCACCAGTGATGAAATGTGGCGCAACTTCCAGCGTAATCGTGAACTTGTAGACCTGTCGCGTATTCCTGAAGACATCAAAAATGATGTTATAGATAGTTACGAGAAGCAGAAAGGTGGAGACCGCAGCGGTCTTCTAAACTACTTTATTGCAAATCGTATGAAGCAGATGATTGACCTGATAGATGAATTTTAATAATTCCAATGAAAGAGAATTGGCATGGCAACAAGATTAGAACCTAAAAAGTTTAAGTATATCAATGAAGCCCTAGATTGGGTAACAGAGGTAAAGGACGTAGACGAATTGCGCGAACGAGTTCGGGCAGTCTCTCTTGGCAACTCTATTTTTATGCGTTTCCTGGCTTGGGGCGTAGGATATGAACAGGGACCATATAATCTACCTGATGGTAAGACACCCATTAAGAATGAAGGACTACCATCTGGTATGTCTGACACCACTATCACAATGGAATTTAGACGCATTCTAACTCTTCTTCCTAATGGCAGCGCAGCAAATGTCGCTCAGTGG